CAAACCCGCGAGACGGTAACAAAGTGTATTCTTCGCGAAGTGAGTATAGTGGATATGGGCGCCAACGACGATGCCCTGGTGTTGGCATACAAGGGACGTATGCTGAACCTTGCTGCCGGAGAGAATGATTCGGACTTTATTCCATTAATTAATAATTCAGAAACAAGAGACATGAAAGCAATCGCTTTGAAACTTGGCCTCGTTGAGAGTGCCGACGAAGCCGCCATATTGGGCGCGATAGGTACGCTAATGCAAAACGCGGCGGCGACCGATGGGTTACGTACCGAACTCGACACACTGAAGTTGAGTAACATTACCGGAATGGTTGATGCTGCAATTGCCGAAAAACGGATACCGGCTGAGAAAAAAGAGCATTTTATTGCCCTTGGCAAAACTGCCGGTGCAGGGGTGTTGAAGGAAACTTTCGCGGCCATTGCACCCGCGGTAAGCATATCGAATATGCTTGGCGGAAAAGGCGGCGCACAGGGAGCTGCTGAGTACAAAAAACTTAGCGATGTTCCGGAGGCGGAGCTTTTAAGGTTGCGTAGCGAAGATCAGCCGACCTACGAGCGTTTGTTTATGGCTGAGTATGGTTTTAAACCAGTGTATTAGAGGGCTGAGGGCTGAGGGACATTGTAATTGATAATTGATAATTGATAATTGAAATGAAAGGTTTCAGGATTTTGGCTGCATTAGTGGCCGTATTGTTTAACTGCTTCTTTGGAGGCGTGGTGGCATCGGCAGCTGGTTTTGCACCGCTTGCGGGTGCGTTGGTGATGAACGGGATAGGATTGGTGATGCCATTTCTGCCCGGGGCATCGGGTGTGCTCATGGCAGGTGTATATCGCGAGATATGGACCGGCGAAATGATTAAGAAGTTACGTGCGAGTGATGGGCAAATGTGGCTCGAGGGAATTCAGGATATGAGTCAGTATGTGCAAAGCGTTGGGGATGAGGCTGCAGTGATACATATAACCGCGCTGGGTGTTGATCCTGATGTACTTATCAATAATACTTCATACCCGATACCGGAGCAGGCGCTTACCGATACTGATGCCACGATAAGCCTGGATAAGTATCAAACCAAGAGCACACCGGTAACCGATGATGAGTTGTTTGCGGTGAGTTTCGACAAGATGGGATCGGTACTTGAGCGCCATAAGTTGGCCATAACCGACAAGAAATATCAGAAGGCGATTCACTCGTTGTGTCCATCGGGCCATGCCACGGCTACGCCTGTGCGACTTACTACCGGCGATGTATCGGTGTCCGAAAACCGTAAGGTGATTACCCGTGCCGACATAATCTGGCTTAAGAAGCAGTTTGATGCTCAGAACATCCCGGTGGCGGGGCGCAGACTTGTATTGTGCAACGACCATGTGAACGACCTATTGGCAACGGATCAGAAGTTTTCGGAGCAATACTACAACTACGAGAGCGGAAAGATTATGAATATGTACGGCTTCGCGATATATGAATATACCGACTGTCCGGCGTTCGACAACAAGGGCGTTAAGAAGACATTTGGTGCAGAGGCGGCATCCGGGGACATAAAGGCATCGGTGGCGTTTTACGCTCCGCGTATGACCAAGGCAACCGGATGGACCAAGATGTACTATTCGGAGGCAAAAACCGATCCGGCTAACCAACGTAACCTCGTCAACTTCCGCCATTACTTTATTGTGATGCCCAAGAAGCTCGAGACCATAGGGGCCATCGTGAGCCAGCAGGGCACTTTTGGTGCGGCCACATTGGCCAGTACTGTTGTGACATTAACAAGTACTTACGACACGCTGGACGTGACACCCACCGCGGGCGTTACCTATACCATAGCGGCCACTGTGCCACCGGTAAACGGCACTGTGCTGCTGGTGAAGAACAGGGCTACCACGGCTGGCTATACCGTAACTATTGGTGGTGTGGTATGTGCCATAAACAAGCAAACAACGCTGGTGTATAACGGTAGCGCGTGGATCATGGAGAGTGCAGCTGCACTATCGTAATACTATTGAAAGGTGAAAACTACCGAAAGAGGGCTTCAGTTAATAGCAGACCACGAGGGGTTCAGGGGTACAGCGTACCTCTGCCCCGCAGGGGTTTGGACCATTGGTTTCGGACACACTCAGGGTGTAGAACGTGGTGACACGGTAACGCGTGAGCGTGCCATGGCCATGCTTCGGCAGGATGTAGCCGAGGCAGAAGGTTGGTTGAACGCTATGTTTGGTGGAAAGCTTACGCAAAATCAATACGACGCCACGGTGTCGCTGGTGTACAATATCGGGATTGGCAATTTCCGCTCCAGTACTTTGTGTACCGTGATGCGTGCAAACCCACTGAGCGTGAACGTTGCAACGGAGTGGCGCCGATGGTGCCGTGCCAGTGGCAAAATAGTTCCGGGGCTGAGTCGCCGCAGGGAGAATGAGATTGCTCTATATTTTGGCAGGTAATGTTCGAGACTATTGTCATAAGCTTAGTAACTACCGGCAGCGGTTATTTTTTGGGCTGGCTGTTTGCCCGTCGCAAGAATAAGGCCGACGCCGACATGAGCGAGCTGGAGGTAATCAACCGGCGAATAGAGACCTGGCAGGGGCTCACAACGGATTTACGGGAAGAGCTGGAGACATTGCGAAAAGAGAACGGTGCATTGCGCCGCGCGGTAATAAGACTTGAAAAAGCGATACACGATGCGAAGAAATGTGTTAGTAGCGATAGTTGTCCTATACTTAACGGGCTTAACAGCCTGCAGGACGAGCAAACAGGTAACCGATAACCGTTACGAATCGCGGATTGATGCGTTGGAGGGGTTTGTGCAAGAGACCACCACAGAGGAGGTGCGCGACACTACCATAAGGGTTGCAGGAGACACAAGCTGCGTGCGCATACAATTCGGTAGTGACAGCGCGGGCAGGATGTGTGTGCTAAGGATCGATACGGATCAGGGCGCCAGGGTGAGCCAGGAGGTAAGCTTTAGCGATGGCATTCTGACTGTTACTGCTGTGGTTGACAGCATGGAGATTTACCTCGCGTATAAAGAGCGTTACGAACGCAGCGAATGGCGTGCATCGGCGCGCACCACGACAGCGGAGGAGAGCGAAAAAAGAGCATTAAAACCTGTAACTACAGGGGGGGTGGCTGCCATGATACTGGCGGGACTGATTGTGGTTTCGCTGGTTGTGCTATACAGAAAGAGATTGTTAATTGTGAAAAAACTCATGTGGATATGGGGAAGAAAAAAATAGAGGGGCAACCGGCACCCGAAACAGCAACACAGGATGTTGGTGCTTCAGCCGGTGATGGTGCAATTACTGACACCACAAAGGAGGATGCCAAAGGGGCATTAAAAAAGAAACTCGACGCTGCATTTTCGGCACACCCGGGGGTTGATGAGCTGCTTGTATGCAGCGACAACAGTTTGTGGTTTGTGAAGTTCGAAAAATATGCGATTAAAAGGCAGTCGTCGCTTGGCGGTGGCGAGCTGAGACGTGTTCACAGAGATAACTATTAATACCATTATCATGTCATTACCAAAAGTAACGATTAATTTACAAGAGGGTGGTCTCGGCAGGTATACCGAACTTGGCGCCGGCAAGGTAGTCGTTCTGGTGCCATTTGACACCGTACCCGACAATGTTGGCGAATATGGCGAAGCGGTATGGGTCGATACGAGAGCACAGGCCGCAGAGATTACCGTTGGTGGAAGTCCACGCCACGAGCCACTTTTCGATACACTTTTCGGCAACATGACTGCCGGATCAGGGGTGTATATAGTGCCCGTGCCGGTAACCGAGGAGGGTTTGCTACTCGGCGAAGTATTCAACTACCTTGGCGGTTACGCTGAACGTGCCGTGCTCGCAGATAAGGATATTACCCGCCTGGTATATGCCAACGATGGGGGCAGCGAGGGTTACACCTCGAACGAAATCGAGACCATTCAACAGTGGGTAGAAGCGTTCTACACGGAGCGTGGACGCAGGTTGCAGGTGTTTTTACCATACATCGATCCGGAAGCTGTAGTGCCGATAGATTACACCGTATTGGAGTGCCCGGATGTGGCATTGTTTGTGGATACGGCCAATTTTGATCTATGCGGTGCGCTTACCGGAAAGCTGGCATCAAACCCCATTATGCGGGCTCCGGGTCGGGTAAAGGATGGCCCACTGAAGCTGGTGGAAAATACCTTGCAAATTACCGGCAATGCGCTGACCAGTGCATCGGCACTGCTGCGTGCATGGGATGAAGCGGGGCTGATTGTGCCCTGGATCTATCCTGCCAAGCCGGGTGTTTATTTCGGCGTGTCGCACAACTGCAGCGATCCGGACGGCGACTATGGCACCGTGGAGTTGCGTGGCGTGATTAATAAGGCAGCACGGATTGCTTATGATGTGTATGCCAACGAGTTGCTTGATGAGGTTGAGATTACTGCCGATGGCAAAATGCACCCGGGTGTGGTTAAGTGGTATCAAAGCTCGATTGAAACAGCCATTAACAACCAGATGGTTGCCGGTGGCGAAATAAGCAGCGTGAAGGCATTTATCGACGACACACAAAACGTGCTCTCGACCGGCAAAATAGTAGTGACACTGAAGGTGGTACCCGTTGGATATGCCACCGAGATAATTGTTAACCTCGGGTTTACCAACCCGGCAAATGCATAACAAAATGGCACTGATTAATAACCAACAATACAGCTGGGACAATATCGATGTGATACTGCTTGGCAGGCCGGTAGTAGGTATTCGTGGCATCGAGTATAAGAAAAGCCGCGAGAAGGAAGCACTGTATGGCCGGGGAAGCAAGGCCATTGCGATACAGCACGGCAACGAGAAGTGCGAAGGCACCATTACCCTTTTGCAGAGCGAGCTGGAGGCACTGTGCAGGGCCGCGGGCGACCGTGCCGAAGTGACAGCATTGCCCCTGTTCGACATTGTAGTGAGCTACTCTGCCGGAGACGGCCCCATAGTGGTAGACGCAATCAGGGGGGTATCGTTTACCGAAACTCCCAAGGGAATGAAACAGGGCGATAAGAATGCCGAAATGGCACTCCCGTTTATCGCGCTGGATATCGAATACGGTGTGTAATGGTGCGAAAATTAATACTAAAAGTTCTCGAGCCGTTGGTTCGAGAACTTTTTGAAAAAGAAATGGCCGAATTTAAACGAATAATTCATCAAGAGTTTTACGTAGGTCTAAGCTCATTGATGGGTGACGCTGACAGAAAGCAGTCTTAGACGCTTGCATGGATTCATTGTAGAGTTCCAACTGCTTATCGTTGAGAGCTGCTTTTAAAGCCTTAAGTTTCGCTTGAATTGCCGTGAAGCTTAATTCGAGACCGATACTGGCATCTGTGGGGTGTGGCATACTTAAAATATTAATGGGTTAAAACGTTCAAAACTAATAAAAAAAGTGACAAACATGAAAAAAGCATTCATCGGGGAAGCAACGGTAGAACAGGTGGCCGAATGGAAAGCAAAGTACAAGAAGGTACACGAGATTGAGGTTGATGGGCATGTGGGCTATCTGAAGAGCCCTGGTAGGCGAGAGCTGAGCCATGCCACTACGGTTGGGGGCAGCGACCCCATACGATTCAATGAGATATTGCTTGGCGACTGCTGGCTTGGCGGCAGTGATGCGATTAAGAGCGAAGACGAACTATTTTTGGGTGCCAGCGCAGTGCTGGGCAGCATAGTGACCGTGGCAACGGCTACCATAAAAAACTTGTAGAGGCCGATCCGGGCGCGGAGTGTAACTGGATTCGCCAGTTCGACATCATACTCCGATATCACTTAAAGATAGACACGGACGGCCTCGATGACGAGACCTGGGCGCGGTACTGGAACGACCTGCAGTGGTTGTTTGAAAAGATGAATAAGGGGCGTTAGGCATACCAAAGCAGGGCGGTAACGATAAATAAAAACGCAGTCGCGTAAAACCCGTAACGATGCCATGCCGGCGCTTTATTCCATTCGCTTTTGAAATCATAAAACAGTTTGATGCGTGTTTCGCGGTTAAGTACGCAACTTGAAGCGGCCAATAAATAAAACACGACTTTAAAAAAAAGGTAGGCAAGAAAACCAACGAGGATTAATCCACAAAATATCTCCATGACAAGCTACGAATATGTTTTGAGCCTTAAAGACCAGATGAGCGGCAATTTACAAAAAATTACCGGAACATCCAAGGAGGCTATCGATAAATTCAAGACATTGAATGATAAGACTCAGGCATTAATGGCAACCACCGGGGACTTTGGGCGTTCGATATATAACCTGAAGCAAAAGATTGACTTGCTACAGCAGGAGCGCGACCTGATTGATCCGCAAAACCTGCAAAAAATAAGGCAATATAACTCGGAGATTAAAAAGCTTACAAAAGAGGTGACGCACCTCGAAACCATCAATGGTTCGCGGTTTAAAACATGGACAAAGGATGCTTTTGGTCAGCTTCCAGGATTGGCCACTAACCCGATTGTGTTGGCCGGTACGGCGATGTTTTCGGCAGGGAGGGCAGCGTTAGCGTGGGACGAGGGGATGGCAAAGATTAATACCACTGCGCAACTGTCGAAAAACGAATTGAAAAACCTTGGTTCGACTATTAAGAAAATGGGATTAGAAGCCGGAGCCGACCTGAATTTGGTGCCGAATGCTTACGAAAAAATATTGTCGCAAACTGGCGAAGTTGCTGTTTCGACAGATATACTGGGGTCGGCATTGAAGGGGGCAAAGGCGGGGTTTACCGA